GTCTTACTAACAACATACTTGCGTTAGGATTAGTAAAGTATCTAACTGGATCAGCAACTAAGCTGTAACTCTTTCCACCTCCAGCACTGCCACCGTACAATACTTCTTGTTGTGTAGAAGCTAGAAAATCTGTTTGTGGCCCCGGATTAGGCTCAAAGATTATATCTTCGTTAGGCAACTCTCTGGTGTAAGTTATCTGTGTTGGACTTGAGGTCTCTTCCACCAAGTCTTTCTTCTTCGAGCTTCTTCGCTTTTTCGAGGGCCGCTTTGTATTTTTCAGCGAGGTGGCGTTGGATTGAAGCTTCTCTCTTACGTTTTCGCTCAATTTTAACTCTTTTCATTAATCCTACGTGGGATATATATCTGCCTGATTGCTCACTTAACCAAGCTGAAACATCTCTGTAACTATATTGTTTAAGATACTTCTTAGCTTCTTCTAGCAGTTCTAACTCATTTGATATTGGGCGTAGTATATCTACATCATTAGCATCTTGACTGTAACCAAAAGGTACTTGTCTTCCAACTCTAACTACTGATCTCCATTCAAACTCTTCATCTTCTCTTGGTGCAGGTAGCTGCCAAACTTTTCCTAGTCTACTCATCTTTAGGGGGCAAAATAAATAAAGGATTAGATGTTGATACTTCTACTTTATCAGTAGCTTTAAATCCACCACGATCTAAAATATCTTTTGCTGCTACCATTTTTTCTTTGTTCCCTAAATCAGTAGGGCTTTCCATAACTTGTTTCATAGAATAAGCTGCTTTAGTTGCAGTGGTAGAAATAAATCTCTTTGTTCTTTCTGCAATCTCTTCTTGCAAAGCATTTACAATAGAAGAAGTAGAAACAGTTTCTGCATACCCAGCTAGTTTACGTGCTTGAGAAGGATCACCTTTTGCTTCTTCAAAAAGAACATCAAGAAACTTCTGTTGTTTTTCTGTTAAGTTTCTCATTCGCACTCACATTTTTTACAAGAACAATCACGATTAATTATAGCACACCAAATTCTTTTAAAATATTTTATCATTTTATTTTCCTATGCGGCTTTGTAGCTTTAGCAGCTTTTTTAGGTTGCTTAGAAAATTGTTTACCTTTAGCTGTGTCTGCTTTCTTTTTTGCTGTAGATGCGTTGTAAGTCTTTGCATCCATATTTTTAATAGCAGAACTCGGAAGATAACGTTCTCCAGTTGCTCCTGAACCTTGCGTTGAAGGTTTCCCACTTTTAGTTCTCCACTTTTGTTTAGTCCAAGCTTTAAGACTTTTTTGAGACTTTTTTATTGCCATCAGCTTTAGCCTTTGCTTTTTTAGTTAGGTCTTTATAATGAGATAACTTTACACTTGTTTTACTGTGAGACTTACCTGTATGTAAAGAACCGTCAGGCATCTTGTGAGTACTGCCTTTATGTTCTGTACCATCTTTTTTATAATGCTTTACGCCCTTCATGACTTGTATCCTCCCCCTGCTTTTTTATAACGTGAAGCAAGTAGCTGTGCTTTACGGGCCGACCACTGCCCTGCTGATCCACCTTTTGTTCCTGCTTTAACGGCAGAAAACATACGCTTACGCATAGAAGGCTTAGTATAATTACCAGCCGCATTAACGGTAGACTTTTTCTTGGTTGTAGAACCTGTCTTTGATTTCACCACGTGTCAATCCTATGTCTTTAAGCATAGCGTCTGACATGTTACTTAGCTGCCAGTATTCTACTCTACGCATTTGGTTATGCTGTATCTTATTAAGTAAACGTTTAAACATGGTATAACTCCTTCTATATTACCAAGGACAGTTATACCATGCTTTAGGTTAACATACTACAGACAGTTATGCAACCCCGTTATGCACTGCTATTTCTTTTTTATTTTCTTATAAGTTTTTGGTCCAGCTAAACCTAAAGGATCAACACCTCCGGGTTTTCTTTTTCGTGATATAGTTCTATTTGCTTTACCTCTATTAGATGAAGCATCAGAAGGAAGTACTGAGACAGTAATTTTTCCTGTAGATTTAATACCTCTGAATTTAAATTTTAAATCTTCTGCATTTACAGCAGCCATAACTTTACCATCTTTATTTGTATAGTAAAGTGAACCTGCTTTCTTAGCAGCAGAAATAGATTTATACTTACTAGCTTTTGCTTTTTCTTTAGTTAAGGTAGAGCCTTTATCTTTTATTTTTCTATTTAAATGTTCTCTTAAAGTTTCTTTTGTTTCTTTTATTTCTTTTGCCATTTATCTATGCCTTTGTATTTAAAGTTTACCATTTAACTTTGTGCGACCAATACCTAGCCGATAGTTTACTTGGCTTGGAATCTTGAGCATCATGCCTTGCATAATAACTTTTCTTACGTGCTTTATCTTTTGGAGTCTTAGGAGATGAACCTGCACCAGAAACACCCTGTTGCCCAAAACGAATAAATTTGTAAGTCTCTCCTTCTTTTGCCATTACAGCATGAGACTTAGTTTTATGACTAGGAGTTTTCTTAGGTTTATTAACACCCTTGAGTCCCTCTTCTTTCATTTTATTCTTTACTCGTTCTGGGATAGACATGGTTAATTCCTACGAATTATTTCTTTTTAGCTGCAGGTTTTTTCTTAGCCATACCGCCATACATATAACCACTAGACTTGGACATTCCACCGCCCATCATTTTAGCAGCAGGTTTCTTTTTAGCCATACCACCAGCCATCATTTTAGCTGCAGGTTTCTTCTTAGCCATGCCACCCTTGTTCATCTTACCCTTACCGTCAGCAGCAAAGGCTGGTACTTTCGTGCCGCCCTTCATAACCATAGGCATACCACCTGCAGCGTAAGCACCTTTAGGCTTCTTACTTACAGGACCACCTTTGTTCTTTAAAGGTGGGCGGCTTACTTTAGCCGTAACCGTTTTATCTTTTTTAGTTACGCCTTTCTTTTGGGCTGCGGGGCCACCCTCATACGTTATGGCTTCATCACTACCTTTGCCGGGACTATCTGCTTTATTACGAGCATTTAACTTAGTCACTTTAATTCCAGAGTTCATCAACTCACTAGCTGCAGGACGCACCTTCAAGTCTTCACCATAAACTGCAGCCATAATCTTGCCAGCTTTGTTAGTGTAATACAAAGCACCAGCTTTCTTAGCCGCAGAAATACTTTTATACTTCTTGCCTTTTGCTTTTTCTTTGGAAAGAGTACTACCTTTTTCTTCAATATTTCTATTAAGGTAGGCTCCTAGTGTTTCTTTCTTAGCCATCTTCTTTTTTCCCCTTTTTAGGATAATACAACACGAACTAGCGTACTTGAACCGCTACCTCGTCTGTAATTTAAAATTGTAGCATTACCTATAGCTTTAGGTACAACAAGACTGTGAACACCAGCAGGTAACATAATGTCGTTATCTGTAATGTCAGCCTCTGCTGCAGCAAAACCTATATCTAAAGCGTGACTTGTCTCAATAAGCACCATCTTAGCGTCAGTGCAAACTACGTGTGTAGTAGCAGTGTTACCTAAAGTAACTGCAGTTTCTACAGTCCATCCTAAGTGTTCTCCTACCAATGCGGCTTGGTCAACCATTGTGTTTTAACTCCTACGTTTTCCTGCGTTACGATCACGAGGAAACGATCTATTAGAGCTAGGGGATACAACATCTAAGTTGCCCTTCCTGTTATCTAAAGGATTGCCATTCTTGTGATGAACGTCTTGCCCCGGTTTTGCGCTACTGCCATTACGTGCAGCGTTGCGTGAGGCTCTCTTTTTCTTTTGCTCTGGTTTGGCGTGGTAGTTATCGTATTCTTTACGATAGTTACGTTTGCCCAAAGGGGGTGTTACAGATATTTTAGTTGGTGTAGACATTAGTAACTCCCCCTTCTTTATGTTTGAGCTTTAGACAATACCGTAGAGGTTAATCAACGAGTAGTCAGTAGTTACGTTAACAATCATAACTGTACCAACTACTTGAATAACGTCACCAGCCGCTGGACCTACAGCACCTGCAGCACCCAGAGGTACAGCGTGGTTGCCTACTACAAGTGTACCTGAAGTAAGTACAGTTTGTGGACCTGATACAGCCATCCAACCAAAGTGGGAAGCAGCCATATCTACAACAGTGACACCCATAGTTGCGCCTGTAGTTGTAGCAGCTTGAACAAT